ATCAAGTATTCTGGTCAAGCGGCTACTCAAGGTGCATCACCCAACAACGGACGTAGATTTGGTTCACTCTTTGCGTTTGCAGGAACTCGTTCTGGCAATGACACAGACGGTACATCAGTACTGAACCTTGCTACTTCTGACTCCAATGACACAACTTCTGCAGTTAATACAAACGTACCTTTCAATGGTGTGTTGTCTAACGCAGGTTTGGGTTATTTCAGCTTTGGTGGTAACGAGACTTTACAGAACTTCTCTCCTGTTCTGTACAAGCAATTGGTAACTGCTGCTGAACAACGATTCAACGCTAAGATCACGAACATGGTTGTTCCAACATCTATGCGTACCAGCATTTCTGACAACATTCCACAATCACGTTCTATTAACAGGTTCAACCCTGCTGACAAAGGCGATACGATTGGTACATACGAAGGTGACTTCAACTATACATACCAAATCGATGATGACTGGATCATGGATCAGACTGGTTCCAACAACAATGCGATTCTGTTCTTGAATCCTGATGTTGTTCAATGGGGTTCTTTGCGTGAACTTGGCCCTAACAATGAAGTATTCTCCAATGCTGATGCAAGTTTGGATCAATACATTATGGAAGGTACATTGATCGTGCGTAACCCAGCAGGTGTTGCAGTTTTAGCGGCTATGTCTCCTGGAGATACAGTTGTTACAACTCCACGCCCAAGCGCACAAGTACAACGTTACTTGGCTTAATTGGTAAACTGAGGGGCTTCTCCGAAAGGGGAGGCTTCTCTTTTATTTGGAATTAGTATGGAATTGAATTTAAACAACGAAGAAGCTAAGGTTAACGAAGATTACTATTTAAAAGGTAATCTGGAGTCGGGAATAGAGGGGATTGTTGCCAAAAACAATCAGCTATATAACGACATTAAGTCTGGCACTTGGTCGCAAACATTCAAGACTGACCGTATTGATTACAAAGTTGGTGCTGAGGATGGTAGAAGATACGTCCAATACACACAACACAATGTTGATGCAATTAGGAAAGACTGTAAAGAAAGACGAGAGTTTTATGCAATTCATGGAACTGACAATCCTTTCTTTGCGGGTACATTTCATGCGATGAATCTTCCCAAGTGTTTTGCACATGAGATTTCATCAAGATGGTTTAACAACCGTCCCTGGGAATTAATCAAACAAGATATTGATGACAAAATTTTGTTTTACGCCATAGTTAACGAATATTATTCGGACTTTGTTTGTCATCCAAGCGGAAAAATACCGTTGCCGTACAATCCAAGCATACCGACTCGATGAGGATTTTTTATGTCGCTTTTTATCCAATCTGCCAACAGTCTTGTTACCAGAGTGGCTCAATGGGTTGGAGCGATTCCATTTGGCGTAGCAGTTAACGCAACAGCATATAACCCTACTTCTGGGGCAATTACAACCGCTTCTGATACGACTTCTTTGGTTTTTGTGGGAGACTTTATCTCACCCACTCCTGTAGGGCCGTTTACTGCGGTCTTATCTGTTACATCAAGCACAATTGTTGTTTCTGACCCTGATCTTATTTGGGGTGCATTTACATTGCCAACACCTATTCTGAAGTTGCCAACACAATCAACTTTAGATATTCAATTCAGTATTCAATTTGCTGAGTTGTCGTTTAGAACAATTTATCTTCCTGCTTTAAGAAGCAATCCTTACGATCCTGTAAGTCCTTCTCAAATTGTTACAGATACCAATGGTATGGCTCCTATACCTGCGGACATGAATTGGCCTATTATTTTCTTTCAACAAACCCCTAGTTCACAGGTTTCTCCTGGTACTTTAAATGCAGGGTTTGGGCCTTGGATTATTTACGATAGGGTTGGAGATCGAGAGATTATTCGTTTGTCAATGATTGATCAGCTCTACGTTAAGCCTTTTGGTGTTCCAAGGGTTATTCGTGCTCAGTTTTCAGAGGTTGGCCCGAACTATATGTTTACGCCTAACCCTGGCAATGGAACAACAATTCTTGCGTATTATGTGAAGTCTTTCCCTTTCTTGCTTGGCCCTACTGGGGACTCTTTAACGCCCTTAGTCCAAAACAATGCTATTCTTTCTACATTCCCTGAAGGGTATATGTACAAGGTATTATCTGTTTACTACGACAAGAAAAAGAACGTAGCGGAAGCAGAAAAATGGAACGCTAGATTTGATGCTTCTTATGGTTTGATTGAAGATCAGGCTATGAAAGACCTTTGGAGCGGTGGAGATAGGCATTTAACAAGCGAGTTCCAACCCAGGAACTATCGCTACAGCTTCAAATAAGGACTGAAATGGCATCAAATAGTCTTTATGGAAACCAATATAGCGGAGTGGAGATTGTCCAATTCCAATGGTTTATATTTCAATCATCTTCAACTGCTCCTGCAACACCTACAGGCGGTTCTTGGAACTTTCAAACTGGCGTAGGAACACCTCCTTCAGGTTGGTCAGATGCGCCTCCTGCAAGCCCTTCTAATGAGGTTTGGGTATCTATTGCCCTAGTCTCTTCGTTATCGCCATCAACGTTCACCTGGTCAGCCCCAGGACTATGGTATCAACAGGGTGCAGCAGGTCAAGTTGCAGTTGGAACAACAACCACTTTAAGCCCTGGAGCTTCTGCTACTGTTAACAATAGTGGAACCTCTTATAACGCAGTACTTAACTTTGGTATACCTCAAGGCGTTACAGGATCAGCGGCTACGATTGCGGTAGGAACAACAACAACGACTAATCCTGGTACTTCTGCAACAGTTACTAATTCTGGAACTTCTAGTGCGGCAGTATTTAACTTTGGAATACCAAAAGGTGCAGGTGTTTCGTCTGGAGGAACAACAGGTCAGGCTTTAATTAAGAATAGTAATGCTGATTACGATACAACTTGGATAACTATTACTGGTACTTTAGCTTTTCAAGGTTCTTGGAACGCAAGCACCAATACTCCTACTTTGACTTCAAGTGTTGGAACTAACGGGTATTACTATATTGTCAGCGTAGCGGGAACAACAAACCTTAATGGAATAACTGATTGGCAACCTAATGATTGGGCAATCTTTAATGGTTCAGTCTGGGAAAAGATTGATAACACAGACCTAGTTACATCTGTAAATAGTTATACAGGTGCAGTAGTTTTAACAAACACAGATGTTGGTGCTCCTACTTATGCGGGTGTTGGCGCAACTGGAACATGGCCTATTTCTGTAACAGGAAACTCGGCTACGGTTACCAATGGTGTTTATACATCGGGTAGTTATTCAAACCCTACTTGGATTACTGGTTTAGCAGGGTCTAAAGTTACTGCAATACCTAACAGTTCATTAACGAATAGCACTATATCTGGTATTTCTTTAGGGGCTAATTTAGCCAACCTTACCGCAGGAACCAATGTAACATTTAGTAGTGGATCAACTTATAACGGTTCTACTGCAATTACGATAAATGCTTCTTCAACGATGGTTTATCCAGGCGCAGGAATTCCTAATTCAACAGGATCTGCTTGGGGTACATCTTATTCAACAACAGGTTCAGGAACAGTTTTAGCGTTAGCAACTTCTCCTACTTTTGTAACTCCAGTTTTAGGGACTCCTACTTCAGGTAATTTCTCAACAGGTACTTTTACTTGGCCTACATTTAATCAAAACACTACAGGAACTGCTTCTAATGTTACAGGAACAGTTTTAGTTGCTAATGGTGGTACAGGGTTAACTTCTTTGACCGCAGGGTATATACCTTACGGAAATGGTACAAGTGCTTATTCCTCTAGTTCTGGTTTTACTTTTGTTAGTAATGTTTTAACCACTCCTGTTTTATTAACTACCTCGACAACAAGTACAACTCCTAATCTTACATTTAATGCAAGCAATTCACCGTTTGCTTCTGGCGCAAGTGTGTCAGGTAGTTATTTGCAAACTGTTATTCAAAACAAAAGTGGAACAGCAGGAGCATCAACTAATTACGTTTTAAGCAATGATTTAGGTACAGACTCAACTTATTATGGTGAGTTTGGAATGAACTCATCGGTATTTAGTGCTTCTACCCCTGCTGATTTCTTTAGCATTAATAATGGTGTTTATTTTTCTGGGCATGATGGCGATATTACAGTTGGCTCAGGCAATGGTAAAAACCTTTATTTTGCTTGGGGATCATCAGGTCAATATGCTCACGTTATTAACGTGTCTGGTGCTATTGGGTTGAATACTAATTTAGCGGCAGGTACAGGGTCTGGAACCACAAATTACGGAACTGCGGGTCAAGTAATTACTTCTCAGGGAAGTTCTGCTACTCCGACATGGACAACACTTTCTATTGGTGGAGGAACATTCTAATGATGACCAATAGTTTTTATGGGTTAACCAATGAAGAGTCTAATGGACTTTATGGTCAAGGAATTACCTATGGTGGTACATATTTTCAATGGTATGTTTTCCAAGTAGCACCTTCTCAACCTGCTACTCCTACTGGTGGCTCTTGGGACTTTACAACTAATACAGGAACACCTCCTACTGGATGGTTGGCTTATCCACCTGTAACACCAACAAATGCAGTTTGGGTATCTGTTGCAATAGTTAGTTCTTCAGCTTCAAGTACCCTTACTTGGTCAACTCCTGGTCAATTTGCTTTTTCTACTGGAGCAGCATTTGGGTCAATGGCTTTTCAAAACGCAAACGCAGTAGCAATTACAGGTGGGACACTAAATGGTGCGACAATTGGTGGAGGCTCTTTTTAGAGGTTAACTATGGCACAAACAGGATATTCAAAAGTTCAAATATACAGTAGCTCAACTGCTACCAATACTCCATCTGCGGGTAATTTGACAAACGACACAAGTGGTTCAGAGTTAGCTATAAACATTACTGATGGAAAACTCTTTTATAAAGACAACTCTGGTACTGTACAGGTTGTTGCTTCTAAAGCATCCAATATAGGTAACTTTGCAAGTTTAACAAGCGCAATAACACTTCCTGCGGGAACAACTGCTCAAGAGCCTACTGGTGTACAGGGTATGTTGAGGTTTAACACAACAACATCTCAATTTGAAGGATATAACGGTAGTGCTTGGGCTTCTGTGGGTGGAGCGGCAATCAGTAATGATACTGCTACTGCTACAACAGTTTATCCTTTGTTTGCTAACGCAACATCAGGTACTGCTTTAACTGTATATACAAGTAACGCTAAATACCTTTATACCCCCAGTACAGGTTTACTACAAGCACCCAATGTAGCCTCTACTAATGGAATAATAATAAACGGTAAAACTATTTCAAGTAACGTAACTATAGCAACGGGTCAAAACGGATTTTCTGTTGGCCCAACAACTTTAAATAGCGGTGTAACAGTAACGATTGCTTCAGGCTCTCGTTGGGTAGAAATTTAAGGAATAAACATGGCTTCAACGATAAGTGCAGGGACTACGACAACTACGGCTCTTTCATACTCAGCAGATACTTCAGGTGTTTTGCAACTACAGACCAATGGTGGTACTACTGCTTTAACTTTAGATACAAGTCAGAATGTTGGCGTGGGTGTTACTCCTAGTGCAAAGTTAGACGCAAGCGGTGTTGTGCGTTCACAAGGTTACTCAGCACCTGCTTCTGGCGCTGGTATTGAGATGTTCTATTCTGGCTCTCAAGGTAACTTGATTAGCTACAACAGGACAGGCGCTGCTTATTTGCAGCAGAACTACGATGCGTCAATTCACGCATTTAAGGTTTCCGGCTCCCAATCAATGACGCTTGATGCTAGTGGGAATTTATTAGTTGGAACAACTACTTCTTATGATAAATTAAGTGTTTATTCTCCAACAAGTAGCAATCAATCAGGCATTACATTAGTTAACAACAACGGTACAGATAATATTGGTAACTCTATTACCTTTAAAGGTTCATATGGTGCACCTTATACTTCTGATAATCTATATGCTCAGATTAGCGGTTTAATTACTAGCTATGCTGGAGGTAAAACAGGTAACTTAGTATTTTCTACAGGTTCTGCTGGCACTATTGCAGAACGTGCCCGTATCGACTCCAGCGGTAACTTGCTGGTGGGGACTACAACAGCATCTGGTAAATTTGTTTCAAGTACAACAGCTACTATTGCTTATTCTGGGTATTTTGTTAATAACTATACTGGCGATGGCGTTTATAGTTACGCAAATGCAAACAACACAACATACAAGTCTATAACTTGTTCTGGTTCAAGCGGTATTAACTTCTATGTTTATTCCAACGGAACTTACGGAACCGTGTCTGACCAGCGTTTAAAGAAAAATATTGAAACTACCAGAAACGGATACATTGACGATGTCATGAAATTGCGTGTTGTTAAATACAACTGGATTTCAGATGACGACGGGACTCCAAAAGAATTGGGCTGGATTGCTCAAGAACTTGAACAGGTTTTTCCAAATTTAGTTCAAGATAGCCAGCCCGATAAAAATGGTGATACACGCAAAGAAGTAAAAACATCTGTTTTGCCTTTTATTTTGCTCAAAGCAATCCAAGAACAACAAGCTATGATTACAACCCTACAATCCCAAGTAACAACCCTACAAACCCAAGTAACGGCTCTTAAAGGATAACCAATGGCATCAATTATAAAATCTGATAATGGGGTATCTTCTGGAATTACAGGAATAGTCCAGAGTGCTGATTCGAGCGGACAACTTGTTCTACAAACGACTACGTCTGGGGGTACTGCTACTACTGCGGTTACTATAGATAATACACAAAAGGTTACGTTTGCTAATTCAATAGGGTTTGGTTCTAACGCAGGGATAACCTTTAACAATAGTAGTGCTCTTACAAATAGTACGCTAAATGATTATGAGACTGGGACTTGGACACCGGCATTAGTTGGCGATGCGGGTGGCTCGGGGCAGACTTATGCTTCAAGGAATGGAAGATACACAAAAATCGGAAATATCGTTTTTGTGGAATTTGACGTCACTTTGAGTTCACTAGGGAGCGTATCCGGCACGGGGTGTATTTCGGGCTTGCCGTTTGCCGCATTAAGCACTTCTGACATTTCTCAAGGCGGCGGCTCTATCACTTACATGGCTAGTTTGGGTGTAAGTGTCACGAGCATTGTCCCCGGCCCCCAACCGGGCCAGTCTTATCTGTACCCAAGATATTTAACAGGGGCTGGAACCGGCTACACCGTTCCCGCCGCCGCGTCCACTTTGTGGACAAGCAGCACGAGACTTGTCGGCATGTGCTGGTATCAAGCAACTTTTTAAGGAAATCACAATGACACTCGCATCAACAAACACAATTGACAAAATTGAAGTACTAGAGAATGGTGTAATACAAGTACGTCAAGCGCAGGTTATTACAGACTCAGGTAACGAGATAGCCCGTAACTTTTCTAGGTGGGTACTTTCTCCTGGGGATGATGTATCTACTCAAGACCCTAAAGTAAAGGCTATTGCTACGGCAGTATGGACTGCTGAAGTTATTTCTGCGTACCAAGCTCAACTAGCACAAAATAAGATAGGAGCTTAATATGTCAGTAACGATTGACGGGTCAAATGGTGTTCAAGTTCCTGTGGTAACTACAACTCAGAAAAATGCTTTAACAGTTACTGCTGGGTATATCGTTTTTGATTCAACTCTAGGCAAACTTTGTGTTTATACAGGTTCTGCTTGGCAAACTATTACATCAGCATGAACCAACTAATCACAACATTAAAATCTAAGCAAGTCCAATGGGCTTTGGTTATTGCAATTCTTTCTGTATTGCAAGGCTTTGTTATGGAGCTACCCTTAACCCCTATTCATCAAATGTGGGTAGGTATTATAATTTCAGTCGTAGTAGTATTGCTACGATTTATTGAAACACCAGAGGAATAGAAATGGACAAAATCACTTTATCAGTACAAACAGTCAATATGATTATGGGTTACCTCGGGACAAAATCCTATCAAGAAGTATTTCAAATCATTGAAGCAATTCAAAAAGAGGTAGCGGCTCAACAAACTCCTCCAGTTGCAACTGTTCCTCCTCCAGTTGACACTTCTTTACAAGATGCACATTAAAGGTTAACTATGTCGGATCAAGGGTATACACCACTTAGAGTGCCATTTGCGAATATGAGTTTTACACCTGACATTCCAAGCAATGCCCTTGCTCCTAATGAATATAACAATGGTTATAACGTAGAAGCAGATGTTAGAGGATTAAAAAAGGTAGATGGTGAAATATCCATCTTATCTGCTATATCAGGTAATATTATTTATATTGAAGGTGGTTTTAGGTATAACAATAATTGGGTATTTATTGTTGCAACAAGTGCAGGTATTTGGTACAAAATTGATAACTCAGGAATTTCAACAATAACTCCTCCTTCTCCCTTTGTGGGGACTGGATACTCATCAAATCCTGCTATTACTGGTTCTTGGATTGGTCAAGTGTTTATCATTAACGACAGCATTAACCCTCCAATGTATCTTTTACCTTCAGATACACAAATACGTTTATACGACAATTCATATTCTGATCAGAGCCCAAATATCTATGTTTGGAATTATGAAAGTTCATTAGGTATTACTTCAGTCCAAGCATCATTTGTAAGGGAATATTCCTCTCCCAATATTGGCAATATATTGATAGCGGGTAACTTAACTAAAAATACATCTGGTAGTTCAACAAATTACCCAACAACAGTAAGGTGGTCACAATCATTTGCCAATACAGGAGTGCCTTCTACTTGGGCTCCTACATTAACAAATACTGCAAACGAATTAGAAGTTCCTGTTAGAGGCCCATTGATTGATGGATTTCCTTTGGGCGCTAATTTTTACGTTTGTAGTTATTGGGATACAGTAATCTTTGCTCCTATTGCTTACCAAAGTTATAACGCACCTACATTTGCTATTGCTCCATTTAAAAAGGGTAGGGGTTTACTAAATCAGAACTGTTGGGATAATGGTGATGAGATTGTTTACGGTGTTGATGCTAGAGACATTTGGGCTTTTGATGGAACGAATTTTGTTTCTTTGGCTAACCAAAAGTTAAAAAATTACTTTTATAACAATTTAAATCCAAGTTACATTCAACACGTCCATTTAGTAAACAATACTAAAAAGAATCAAATTGAAATTTACTATCCATCTTTATCCTCTACTGGATATTGTGATCAGATGTTGTCTTACAGATATGACTTAAAGATCTGGAATTGCCCTAAAACCATTAACAATTCTGCCATGGCAGTAGAGGCTCCTGTATATTCTGGTGGGTCTACAGGAGGTACGTTTAATCTATCTTCTAGGTGTGTCGTGTATGCCCCTAATACAGGCGCAGGAGGTCTTCAATTAGTCCAGACAGGCCAAGGCACATCTTTTTCAGGAAACGCCATATCAAGCCTTTTTGAGCGTGATAATTTGACTTTGTTAGATGATCAAGTAAATCCTATAACTTATCCACATCATATTTATGTGCATAGGTTATTCCCTGAAATATCAACAACCACACCATCTAATAACCCTGCAATCACAATTACGCTTGGGGGAGCAAATTCAACCGCTCAAACTCCTATTTTTGGTGATCCTGAAACAGTTCAGATCGTTACAGATAACCCTTGGGTAACAACCACTCAAAATGATGTTCGTACAATTGCATTAAAAGTTAGCTCAAATGATGCGACAAATACATGGAATTTGACTGCCATGACCTTCTTGTCAACTGTTGTTGAGGATGCGTTCTAATGTCTTATTTTGTAACACCACAAGCTTCTTCTAACCAAGTAGCAGGAGCAATTAACTATATTCTTGCAAACTTAAATACCAATGTAAATCCAAACTTTACAACAGGAATAGTTAACTCAACATCTACTACTGCTACCGCTTCAACAGGACAAACAACTGCTTATTTATATAGATATTTAGATGTTGCTTACGCTGATAATGGTTCTGGTTCAGTTAACTTTTCATCTAGTCCTTTATCAACAAATTCTTATTATGGTTTAAGAAATACAAATGATAATACTTATTCAACCAATCCTGCTGATTATGTTTGGTATAAGATAAATGGTACTTTTTCTGGCGGAAAGCTCATTTGGTATCAAACATTTGGTGGTTTACAGATTAATTTAATTGTTGCAACATCAGCTCCAACTATTAATTATCAAACCCCAGTAACTGCTACTCCTATTGATTTATCAGTAGTTTCTACTTCAACAAATCTTACAGCTAGAAGTGCTTATGCGGTAACTTCAACAAGTTTAGGTGGATCACCAGCAACTTTTACAACTACTGGTAATGCAACATTTCCCCCAGATAACGAATGGGGAGGAAGTGAACATTGGGTAGCAAACCCTCCTTCTTATTTATCAGGACAAAATGTTTACCAAATAGATGGTATATATAACCCTACAACTAATTTAACACTTTGGGCAGCTCCTTATTTAGCTACTTTAAAAGTAGGAAACCTAAGTGCAATAAACGCAAATCTAGGAACTATTACTGCGGGTACTTTAAATGCAGTAACAGTTAACTCTTCTACTATTAACGCAGGAACAAGTCCTCCAGTTATTGATTACACAAATCATACTATTAGTTCTGGAGCTGGAGGGCTTATTAATCCTAATGGTACATTTGCTTTTGGAACAACAACACAAAATATAATTGATGATGGAACTGGTGTTTATTTAAATGGACTTGTTACTGCTCAAAACCAAGTAACAGGCCAGTTTATTCTTAGCTCTACTTCTAATGCAGTTCTTTTGCCAAATTCAATATTTGTAATACATAAAACTGGTAGCACAATTGTTACTTGCTCTGGCTTTATTAATTTTTATGCCAACACTTATTCAACCAGACCAGCAGCAATTTCAGGGACTTATTCTTTTCAAATTTTAAATTCTTCTTCTACTGTAATGGCTGAATTTGATGTAAGTCTTAGTGGAGCATCACCAAACTACAATGCAACAACACCATATATAAATATAATATCGTCTTCATTTTGTTTTTCAATATTATTACAAAATTTAGCAGCAGGTAATTACAGCTTAGTTTGCTTGGGGCCGTCTACTTATGCTAGTTTGACATATTTTAATAGTGCTGGCAACTTTATTACTTCAGGCGTTACTACAACAGGAAATTTAAGTTCAACAGCATATTTTTATCAAGTAGGATAATTATGCGACAAGCATCATTTAATGGATAAGAATAAAATAGGTTAACTAGGAGTAAATTATGGGCGGAGCAGTAAGTGGTTTAACAAATGCGGTAACAGGCATTTCACATGGCATAGGGAATGCTTTAGAAGGCGTTGAGCAAGCTCCTGTTGATATTTACAACGGTATCACAGGAAATAATGCTGGTGGAATGTTCCCTGGATATGGTCAACAACAACCGCAACAACAACAATCAAGCGGAAAGTCAAATGCTCCTATATATAACATTGGTCAACCTAATACGCAAAACACTATAAGCAACTATGGTGGTGGGATGGCTCCGCCTGGCGCTAATTTTAATAATGGCTTTCAAAATAACTATGGTCAAGGCGGTCAAATGCCCAACCAACTGATGAGTGGCAAAGGCGGTAACTATCAAAACACGGTTACGTCAGGTCAACCTATAATGGGGCAACCTAACCAATACATGAATACAGTTCATGGCGGTGGTAAAGGAGGTAATAGTCAACCTATGTCTCAGCCAATAGGCGGAGGAGGCGGAAAAGGTAGTCAACCCTCGGCATCTCAGAATGTAAGTAATGGTAAAGGTTAAGGAGTAAATTATGGGTGGCGGTAAATCATCTGGAAGTCAGTCAACGAGTACGCAACTAACGCCTCAACAGACTGAAACACTAAATCTACAAAATACAGCTTTAGCTAACTTAATTCCTACTTATTTAAATACGGTAGGTGGTGCTACAAATGTATACAACCAAGAAACGCCTAATCTGAATAATGCGGCATCAAACGCAACTCAGGCGGCAAATGCTGTTGGACAGACCCAATACAATGCAGGTCAAAGTTCTCTGCAAAGTGGTATACAAGGCTTACAAAGCCTTTTCAGCCCTCAATATGAGCAACAACAAGTTCAAGGAGCATTGGCTCCTTCGGAATTTGCTGCTCAACAGGCTAATGTAGGTTCTAACGCAGGTTTTGCGGGAGCAGGAGAAGCGGGATCTGCTAGAAATGCCCTTGCTAATCAAGCTACACAAGCATTACAACAACAAATGCTTGGCTCTACTGCTGCACAAGTTGAGTCAGGCATTACCGCAGGAAGGCAATCTGCTGCTAATTCTTTAGCAACTATTGGAACTCAAAACTTAGCAAGTGCTCCTGGAACTTATGGACAAACCCTTGGTTACGCAAGTGCTCCAACAGGTTTGTACAACCAATATGCAAGTACTATATTTGGTGTACCACAAGGCTCTACAACACCAAATTACTCTGGTACACAAAGTCAATCACAATCTGGTTCTGGTAAAAATTCTGGAATTAACCTTAGTGATATGAGGTTAAAAAGATTTGTTCATGTACTTGATTATGGGCTTGCAGAAGTTAAAAAACTTATTCCTGTATCTTGGCTTTGGAAAGATGCACAAGTTTATGGAGACAGAAAAGAAATTGGTTTTATTGCTCAAGACGTACAAGCCTTAATACCTGAAGTTGTTAGTAAAAAAGATGGTTATTTAGGTATAGATTATCCAAGGTTAACCGCAGTATTGGTTAACGCTATTAAACAACAACAAACTCAAATTGATGATTTAGCTAAAAAAATTGAGGAATTAAAGCATGAACTTCCTGCCTAATCCTAGTGCAAATTACACTCAATATGATTCTCTTGGAAGCGGAGGAATAGGTTCTGTTGCCGCTTTATATGGTTTAAATAAAGCAGGTATATTGAGTCAAGACCAAATGAACAGTATGTTAACTGGCAATAATAATATGTCAGGTAATATGTTGAATAGTTACTTAAAGTCTCCATCAGGAAGTATACCTCCAAGTACTACAAGCCCAGTAATACCTGGTCAATCTTCTATGGCGCCTCAAGCCCAAGATAATTCAACAGAAGTTGCAGAATCAGATCCAAGCATTATTGATAATTCATTGCCTAATTTTGCTAATGCTCTTGTTGGGTTTGGCGGATCAGGAGCAATTGATAGTGGAATTGCAGCCTTTGCATAGGAAATAATATGTCAACAGAAACAGAACTCATTGCTCAAGATCCTGCAAACAGGGCTATTGCCACATTAGAAACTGGCGGAGGTTCTACTAAAAATCCTGAATCAAGTGCAAGTGGTAAATATCAATTTATAAAATCTACATTTGAAGGCGTAAAAAAGAATAATCCTGATTTACCTAATTTAAGTTTTGATGAATTCAAAAATAACCCAGATGCACAAGAGTTATATCAAAACGCTCTTTTAAATGAAAACACTCAATCTTTAAAAAGACATGGATTAGAAGTAACCCCTACTAATCAATACATAATGCACTGGGCAGGTGCTCCAAAAGCATCTGCTTTACTTCAAGCCAATGATGATGATCAATTAAAACATTACTTAAGTGATGAAATTTTAAGAAAAAATAGGCTTAATCCTGATACATCAGTAGGTGAATTTAGAAGAACTATTGATGACAAAATGACAAAAGCGTTAGGCAATAAAGTCAACCCACAAACAAATCAAAATGTTGTTGGATTAAATCAAAATCAAGTAGCGGTTAATCAGCCTGAAGTAATTGGTCAACAAAGACTTGACCAAATGAGAAAAGAAAACAACATTATTCCTGCGGTTAATCCTGCATCAGAAATGTCTCCAGAGCATGACGTTCAATTAAAAGCAATTGATAATGGTGTTACTGCGGTAAAAAGTGCTCCTCAAACTGGCGAACATAATATTGTTGCAGCAGACCATCTTCAACAAGGTGTTCAAGAGTTTGGCCCAAGATGGGGTATGGCTTTTGCTCAAGCATTATTTGGTGACAAACAAGGAGCATTAAATTCAATTACTGGTGGAGCTTTGTCTGCTCCTGTAATTGGAGAGGCAAAGATTAAAAATGATGATGGAACATATAGAGTTCAACAAATTTGGATAAACAGAAATGCTCGTGGGGATATGTGGTACACAGATCCTAAAACTGGGGATAGGTTACCAAATGGAATACAAGTTACTTCATTGTCTCCAGAAGGCGCTATCGGCACAAGGGCAGCAAGTGAACAGTCTAAAATTGATCCAAATCGAAGCAATCCTACTGATTCAGTTCTTGAAAGTGGATATAAAATTAATGCATTAAATAATATTACAGATAGAATGCGAAATGTACCTTCTGAAAATATTCTATTAAATAGTATTACTGATAGAACAAAGCAATATGGTGGTGCTTTAGATAATGCTTTAAAAAATCCGCAAACTCAAGCACTCATTAAAGGTTTGGCATTGGTTAAAGGTGGTGCTCAACTTGAAAACGAAATACAAAACATTGCAACATTATCAGGATTACCTCCAGATCAGATTGGAGGTTTTAAGCAATATCTAAGAGACATTGCGAATGTTACTGCAATGGATAAAAACTCTGAAGGCAAACACGCACCTGGTGCTGGAACTGCTGGAATATTAGACTTACAAGGTGGTGCAAGAGGTGTTAAGCATTGGTTAGCGGAAAGAGAAAGTGGTCAACAAGCACAATCCGTATGGAATGAAATATATGGTGAAAAAGCTAAAACCATGAGTCATGCTGAAATAATAAAAGAATTTCAAGAATCACCTGAATTTCAAGGAATACAAAATTATAGAAAGTTCTATCACGCCAAGGTTGATGGTGCAAATCCAAATTTACCAGATGGAGCTCCAATAATGAATTATAAAAATGGCAAATTGACTTTACAAAAATACAATGCAAAAACTGGAAGGGCTGAATAATGCCATTAGATATAAATGATTTAGAAACTGAGCAAGAGAAAAAAAGAGCAGATGCTGAAGCTCTTAAATCTACTGAATCCAATAATAAGCCAAGTCAACCTGCTATTCCAAAATCTTCAAATTTTGCAGGTATAAGCCCTCAAGATTTCAACCCATATCAAACTGATCAACAAGGTAATATTGATTACGGAGCTTCTGCGCTTAGAGCAATTCCAGAAGCTTCTGTTGGGTACTTAGGATTAAAAGCTCTTCAAGGTGCAGGTGAAGGCTTAAAAAGAACTATAAGTGGTGAAAACAGAGGTATAAAAGTTCAAGAAAGACAATTAAAACTTCAGGAAAATGAAGGTATTAAACCTCCTGTAAATTCAGAAGCTGGAATTGATCCTAAGCTTGCATTAGAAATGAGATTAAAAGAAGAAAAACATATTGCAGAAGAAAGAAGAGCAGAAGAAATTCATAGAGCAAAATTGGAAAGTATGGGTGCTAAATCAACTGCGCCTGTTGAAGGTGTTAGTCCTGCTTTGCAAGGATCTACTGTTGAACTTCCAAATACTGCTACGCCTGGCATCCAAACTGAGCCAACTGCTACTGCTGAGTCGGCCTTAAGTATGTTGCCTCCTGGTGCTCCATCGGTTCCACAAGGCTCTGTTCCTGGAGCTCTTAATACTCAGGGTTTACCTGGAACTTTACCTGCAAATCCACCTGCTCCTCTTGCCATTCCTCCTGCTACACCTGCACAACAAGTTATAGAGCAAACTACTGGGACAGCGCCTAAGCCTCCAGTATCAAATCAATCTGCTATTGGAGAGGTTTCCGCTAATCCTGTTGAAAGTGGTTCAGAGGCCAATCCATTGCATGATCAAGGATCTGAAGTTGGTAAAACACAAATAGAAGCTACTTCTGATTCTACAAATCCTAATGTTGAAGAAAAACAAAGAGGAGGAGTATCTGGCAAACCAAGAAATAACCTAACCAATGCTGAAAAAGAAGTTAGAAGACAAGCTGAATTAAAAGTTATAAAAGAAGCAAATTTAGAACCCACTCATCATTTAACAAGGGAAGAAATAGCTAATAAGCCAATGCACCCTGAAATGAAAAGGATTATTGAAGAAGGTAATAAGCAAATTGCATCAGATCCTCAGCTAAAAGCAGATATTGAAAAGCTAAAAGCAACACATAAAGTTCCAGAAGGTTTTGTATTTATTCCAGGTATGGGAGGTCAAGATACTCACTTTATCAATACTCATGGCTTTGAAAAATACCGTAAAGCAAAAGAAGATTTGATGGGTGGTAAACCTCTTGGTAATTATCGAACAAACCCAAGAGATGCAACCTATGATCCAGAGTTTGATAAAGCTTTAAGAAAATGGTCTGAGGCTAATATACCTGCATCCAAAATAGCAGGTATACCTTCTATGACTGGCAAAGAAAATGGTTTAGCAGCACCAGAAGATACTAATTTCTTTTCTAGGATACCTAAAGAATTAAGGCCAAAATTTTTAAAAGCAGGTGCGATTGGTGGTGTTGCTATGACCTTAGCAGATTTGGCAAACGCAAGAACTGCTGCTAAACATGGAAATCCTGAAGAAGCACAAAAGTATTTAGGCAATGCCTTAATGGGACTTGCTAATCCATTTGCAGGATATATGGGTCAAGGCGATACAGAAGAATCACAAAAGGTTGCAGAAAGACAAATCAAAGGGGCGGTAGTACCGAAATAACATGGAAAACGTAACTCACGAACAAATATACGAAAGATTGGTATCTTTAGAATCCAAGGTTGATGATATTGATGCCAATACCAAAGACATGGTACAAGCCTTTCAAAACGTCCAAGGTGCGTTTAAAGTGTTAGGTTGGATTGCTAGTGTTGCCAAGCCTATTATTATTGTTGTAGGGTTCTTTACTGCGTTTACTGCATTTATTCAGTTCTGGAAGAAGTAAGTGGATCCAATTAGCGGTTGCTTGATGGTTCTTTCTGCTGTTAAGCAGGGTGTTGCCATGTACAAGGAATTTAAATCTACTGGCAAAGAGGCTTTTGGGATCATGCAAGAAATATCTCAAGGATTGGGATCATTCTTTGAGCATAGTGAAAAAGCCCACAAGGAAATAAAACAAAGAGAAAAAGAACCAGTTAAGGGAAAGTCTATTCAAGCCCAAGCCTTAGAAAACGTCATGGCTAGAAAGCAACTTGAAAAGGCATCTTACGAACTTAGACAAACATTAATTTATGATACTCCTCCTGAGTTGGGGGCAATGTGGGAAGAGTTTCAAAAAGAAAGAGATAGATTATTAGCAGATAAGGCAAAGTTTGAGATTGCTCAAAAAAAAAGGACATCAAAGAGGCTCAAGAAAAACAAAGGCATCTGGATGTTTTGCACTACAGAATTGCTATTGCAACCTCGATCATTGCGGTACTGTTAACAATTTTTGGGTTAATGTTTTATATTAGACAAGATTATTTAACACGCCGAGAAGATGATGGTTGGTATATAGAGTTTAAAAAGAACTTTATGAATGATGGTAAAGAGGTTGAGTGTTACAAAATGTTTAGACAAACTGGGTATTTGCCCAGATACTGTAATTAAGGGGGTTATATGGATTGGATAAAAACGATTGAGCAACTAGCACCAACGATTGCATCTGCTTTGGGTACTCCAGTTGCAGGCATGGCGGTATCAGCTTTAGAATCAGCTTTAGGCATGAAATCTGAGGATATTCAAAAGAATATTGAGGATAGTAAATTAACTGCTGAACAAGTTGCATCTATACAACAGGCTGAGATTGCGTTAAAAGCTAAAGCGCAAGAGTTGGGTTTGAACTTTGAGCAAATGGCGGTTCAGGACAGAAAATCTGCTCGTGATCTTCAGCAAAACACTCATTCTTTTATTCCGCCAGTTTTAGCAATATTGGTTACGATTGGATTTTTCAGTATATTGGTCGGTCTAATGATGGAAACATTTAAAACGTCTGATGCTTTGCTTTTGATGTTAGGTTCGCTTGGTACGGCATGGACTGCGATCATGTCTTTTTACTTTGGTAGCTCTGCAGGCTCACAAGCCAAGGATGCTATGTTACATAACTCACAACCCACAAAATGATTAATTCAAGAAACTTAGATGACTTACTTCCACAAGTTAAAGCAAGAGTTGAAGATTTTATTAAGGCTTGTCAGCATAATGGCATCGACATCTTGGTTACTTCTACATATCGGGATTATGAAAGTCAAGATGCTCTTTATGCTCAAGGGCGCACAACTCAGGGCAAAATTGTCACAAATGCAAGAGGAGGAGATTCTTTTCATAATCATAGGTGCGCTGTGGATATTGTGCCTGTGGTTAATGGCAAGCCAGACTGGGACGGAAGTCACCCTGTTTGGGCACAAATAGGTGCAATCGGGCAAGAATGCGGTTTAGAGTGGGCAGGTAATTGGAAATCTTTTAAAGAATTAGCTCATTTCCAATATACAAATAATCTTACACTTTCAGATTTAAAAGCAGGTAAGAAGATAGAAGGTTAGTAGATTAGTCTGCCTTCTGTCAGGTTTAAAAGGATATGTACCGCTTCAAAATTTCAGGGGGAGCGGTACAAGACCAAGTTTTTCACATCTACAAGGTTAGTTGCTTGGCGCAATTATGATCCCCCTAAGAATCTAGTTTATTAATAGCAAGAATAGCTAACCAACAGGTTGTCGTAAAAATAGTTCCTGCAATCATGCAAACTGTTGCAAACAAAATAGCATCTAATAGCATATTATTTCTCCGATATGGGGGTAGACAAAAGGGGTAAGGAGTCCAATCAAAAACACCCTAATGCCTACCCTAAACTGATCAAAAAGGGATTTCTTCGTCATCCGCAGGTACTTCCCTTCTAGTGGGGGCTTGTACGTCTCTATCCTTTGGTGTTAATGATAAACTAAAAAACTTTTTACCATCTTTTTTAGATTCTTTTACCCATGCACTTAACCAATATTCTGTTCCATTTACATTGATTTGACCTTTGTAGGCAGGGTCTGTTTCTTTCTTTGCATTGTCATTTTTAAACAATGTACCTTTATTTGTGTTGTCGTAAGTTTTATATTCGCTCATTTTAAAGATTCTCCATGTTTCTTAATTGCTGACCTTGTTGTACTAGTTAACTTTTTCCAAAGGAATGTTTTCTCTTCGTCATCTGTCACTTTTAAATACTCTTTATATGCACCCACTATATCGCCTTGAGAGGCAATATCTTCAATACCTATTGCAATGTCAACCAGGTTGTTTTCGGTGTCCTCATCGAGCGTTATAGGGCTATCCGTTGGGGTTTGTCTCTTGACTGGGGTTTGTCCAGTTGTGGCATCCAGTATGTCATGCTCAACAACACACAATGCCTGAACAAAAAGATACCTCGTTTGGTACGTTTCGACGGCACCAATATTCTGAACTTCGTGGCATCCCTTAAGTGCAGCACTACCCATTGGAGATGTAATAACAATAGGAAACTCATCAGGGTTGTCTACGTTAACTATTCTCATTTCAGCATAGTCTTTAGTAAACGAAATGGTTGCATTTAACCCTACATCACCAAAGATATCTAAAGCAGGGATAAGAAAGTCTGATAGTTCAAAGTATGAGTATCCTGCAAACTTATTTAACCCTGACTTCTTTAGTTTCTGTTGATGAAACTTGTTTCTCGCTATGTTTAATTTCTGATATGTGTTCATTTGATCTATTCCTAATCTTGTAAATTATTTGTTTTCCAAAGATTCTCCACTCCCAAACTGTGTCGCACTACCCATTGGAGAAGTAATAACGATAGGAAACTCATCTGGGTTATCTACGTTAATTATTCTCATTTCCGCATAATCTTTGTTAAATGAGATGGTAGAGCACAACCCTACTTCATTAAAGATATTTAAAGCAGGGATAAGGAAGTCTGATAGTTCAAAGTATTGATAACCTGCAAACTTATTTAATCCTGACTTCTTTAGTTTCTGTTGGTGAAACTTTTCTCTAGCTATGTTCAATTTCTGATATGTGTTCATTTCTATTCCTATTCCTGTAAATTATTTGTTTTCCAAAGATTCTCCACTCCCAAACTGTGTCGCAGAACCCACACCTGATATAACTAGAGTAGTTAACTGTAGATAGATAAGGGTGCTCGGCTTTGAGGGTTTTCGTATGTCTTTTAACAACACAATACTTACCCGCTTCTGCACACGCTTCACGCATATTTACTGAGCTCCTCCGAAACAATATTTCTTTGGGTTTCTCTGTCAAAGTCCTCAAAGTTAACCATTGTGTCGTGCCCACAAAACTCACATGGCTTTTCTGTTGTGTTTAGGTCTCTACAATAAGCGCAATACTTTAACCCTCTAAATTCACTTAGATTTTTAGAGATAAAGTCTTCATAGTTTTCTTTAAGTTTCATTTGGAACTCCTTAATAAATTGATCGTCTGGGATAACATTGAACATCGATTGGTATATCTGAGGTAAACCCTCCCACTATGCGTTTACTAGTCACTACAACTGCTCTCATAGAGTTAGTTTCACAATCGTTTATACCGTTTATCACTTGTTGCCGACTTAATTGTTCAGCCTTAGATTCTAAGACTATAGGAACGACTGGAGCACTAACGTATGAATATGCTGGAGGTAGATTATTGCTTCCACAAGCCGATAAAAGACCTGCAATGGAATAAACAACCAAAGCCCACATAGTCCATGTCACTACTGTATCAATCGTATATGAATTCTTTTCTCCAAGAGCTATTCTTTGGATCCAATCCTGATCTTCATTGTGATAGTTAACCTTTTTAGAATAATTAGACCCAATTAAGATGCCTTTTTTGGTTCGATAAGGTGTACTCATTCTTTTCCCCTTGTGTTCTTATCCTTGTTCACGTTTTCATCGAGCCATGCTTGCACCTCGCCTCCACTCCACATCTTGCGGAGCATCGTGGGGAACACGACCTTTTGGTGCTTTGCTTCAAGCGTTCTGTTTGCCATCTCTAGTGCGTTCTTCAAACGGTGTAGCTCCATCTCAATATCTTTGAGCTTGCTGATTGCGTCAAACTTTTTTTCGTGTGTCATATTTTTTCCTTATATTTAGCTTCAATTTCTTCGAGCAAAAACAGTGCTCTTGGTTTGTAGCCACATAGATACCCAAGTAAAAATACAAGAATTCCTATAGCAAACAATCCAAACCATCCTGCGTTAGTAAAAAATTCATTCATGTGTTATTATCCTTGAGTTTGGCTTCAGCCCATCGCACTGCCTTACGCATCGTTTTACTGTCGCAAGGGCAGTAAGGGTTGTTGATGCTGAACGTCTGGTCACGCCCCTTTTCAATCTCTTCATCTGTCAGCCCAACCCATTCTTTTTTAAGTAGTAGTTGGTGCTCGTCAAGCAATAGGTCATAGTCTCTAGTCAAACCCTCGATACTTTCTTGTTGCTGGCGTAGCATGGTGATTGCTTCTTCTGCCCAACCATTAACACTCTGTTGTGAGAATTGAACATCCTCTGTATGTAATAAATCAGCTAGTTCATTTGCATTCATGTGTTATTCTCCTTAATGCCGTTGGCGGCTTCTTGAATCTGCTTAACCTCGTCTTCGGTCAGCACAAAGCGTCGACAAGAAATACACTCGCCGAACAGCTCAATACATGCTGTCTGTTCGCAAGGTTCTTGCCATTCCAAATTGCATTTTTGGCACTTCATGCTTCCCCCCTTAATGCCGTGGGCGGCTTCGATAGCGCCAATCGCAATAATTTCTTCTTTAGTCATTCTTGTCCCCTTGCTTCTTTTACCCAACGATTACCCAGTATCAAATACTGCATTTTTCTCCAAAACCAATTAGGAACTTTACCCTCAGTCGGAACCCAGATTAAACCTTCTCCATCTTTTGACCCAAAACAATAGCAAGTCCATTCTGAATTTTTGGTAAATTTAATTTTTGTATATTCTTTAGTCATACTGCCCTCATTACCCGTTGATTACGACCAGAAAAGCCTGGTCTTTTTTCTCCCGTATCAATTACCAGACCTTTTTTAATTAACTGGTTGTATCGAGGAGTTATAGAGCTTGATCTGTACTGAGCCAGTTCAGACTCTACGTCTTGGCTAATACACCCGTTTGGATAGCGTTTAATCACGTCCAGGACGATCTGTTCAAGGTTAGTGACATCTACTGACTGTGCTGCATCTTTTGATGTCTCAGGGTCTGTATTACGAGCCAAACCTTGATTAACCATTTTTGTTAAATTTTCAAAAAACTCATTAAATGTCTTCATTTGGATCTCCTTATAAATAATGCTCAAAAGCCATCTCGTTGAGAGTGTCACCACACTCATTGGTTAACTGTTCTAGCTCTTTATCGGTTAACTCTTCCATCGTATCTTCCCAGACTGCGTAACAAAAGTACGCATCACAAAAATCTGGATAGTCTCTTGGATCAACACCATCAATCTCTATATCAACAACATTACGATTATTTAACTTCATTTTGGGACTCCTGTTTTCTGATCCAGATAATAAGATCTACTAATTCTTTGAAATCTTGCTTTGTTGTTTGGTTAACAAAGTCAAGTACAAATTGTTTGCCATGAGCATAACCTTCTTTGTACGCTTCTAATTCGTCTTTGATACCCATGTTATTCTCCATCGTATTCTTTTTTAGCTTGTTCAGTTACCAGGGATTCGATCTCAGAAAGATCATCTTCATCCAAGAATGGCATGATATTTACTCCTTGATAAAGAACCTCATCGATATCAATGCTAGGTGGATAGTCAGGCTCGTACTTAGCACCATAACTATCGGTTGACCCGATTTGGCCTTCATCGTAGGTAAAGTAAACATTTACCTCTGCACCATTAAAAATAACTGTAGACTTACTCATTTGGACTCCTTAGTTAATCAACGATTTGTTGATGAATGAAGTTTACTATATTGGTTAACCATTTAGCTAGTCCTGTTGTAAAAATTACAAATATTTTGGATAAATAAACCCTAATAGAATAAAGTATTACATTAATATAGGTTTACCTATTATGCTATAGTTAACTTTTTAAAGGAGATAGATATGGCTAGTAAGAAGGTAGATAGTATGACTGTAGAGGAGTTGTTGGCTAAGGCTGGCACTATGTATAAAGTAGCAAAGGTGCTTGGGTTATCTAAGGTTGCTACATATCGTTGGGTAAAGAAAGGGAGAGTACCTGCTCAAAGGGTTAAATCTTTAATGTTGTTAAAACCTGAATGGTTTGAAGATAAAGTTGAAGAAAAAGTAGAAAACCCTGTTTAATCGTATATACTGAAAGCGTTGCCGTGCAAAGCAATGTTTTGAAGCCGTTTAAGTCTGTATCTTGCTAACTAGGGAAACTTAGTTAGTTTGCACCAAGGTACAGTTTTAAACGGCTTTTTTGTTTTGTACGCAATACTGATCGGGGTTGGCCAACCAGACCCTTGAGAATGTGGATGCGACAGACTCAGATAAACGTGCTGAATCAGGCAGGTATCTCCTAGAGACTTGATCTTTTCGGGATAGTGAAAAACTGAACAAGTTAACCCTTGTAAGCTAGATAAACGAGAGCATCAGCAAAGATGAAGTGAATAATCTTTGTAAGTATCAGAAGATCCTCTGGTTGGTTATTTCGTGGGTAAAACGTTAAGGAGTTTAAGTTATGGAATTAAGAGTTATAGATAAGTTATTTAAGAGATTTGAAGAGAAGGGTTTTTCTGTTGAAGCATTAAATAAAGAAGAGTGGAGATCTGAGTTGAATAATGTAGAGATTGGATATATCAAATGGGGTATACAGAACATTAAGGGTGAGTTGCCTTCTGCAAGACAATTTAAATTAATGTGTTCTCCAATGTTTACTTCCAAGGTTTATAAACCTATTGATCATAAAGAATGGGCTAAAAAGATTATTAGAGATTGGAAAGGAGGTTTATCTGTTAAACCAATATCTTTAAAGTTTGCGCAAGAAGCTTTAAGAGTAAAAGGAGAACTATGAATGAGTTGGCTTTATTCGCAGGTGCTGGGGGAGGAATTTTGGGGGGAAAACTTCTCGGATGGCGAACAGTCTGCGCCGTTGAATGGGAACCCTATCCAGCAAGTGTATTGTGCGCCCGACAAAATGACGGACTTCTCCCGCCTTTCCCGATTTGGGATGACGTTCAAACCTTTGACGGAAGACCGTGGGAAGGAATTGTTGATGTCGTATCTGGCGGATTTCCATGTCAAGACATCTCAGCAGCAGGAAAAGGTGCAGGAATTGATGGAAAACGATCAGGAATGTGGGGAGAAATGGCGAGGATCATTCACGAAGTACGACCCAGATTCGTCTTCGTGGAAAACTCACCAATGCTCACTTCTAGGGGGCTTGGACGAGTTCTCGGAGACTTGGCCTCAATGGGGTTTAATGCGAGATGGGGAGTGTTGGGAGCAGCGGACGTTGGAGCAAACCATCAGAGGGACAGAATTTGGATTGTCGCCAAATGGCGTGGACAGCTTTCACACACCCAATACAACAGGATTAGATGGTGGGAGCAACAGCAGAAAAGCATTGAAAAAGAAACAAGAGAAATGGCCAACACCAAGGAGTTGCTCGGCAATGGCTTCAACGATAACTTCCGAATCAGCCTGGAACGACAAGCGCAATCCCAACTTGGAGACGATAGTAGGGCAGAGACTTTGGCCAACCCCAGATGCAAATTGTGGGGCAAGGGGGACTCAGGAATTGTGGACACCCAAGAGGAAATCTGGACATCAAGCCCAATACTCAATCAATCAAGCGGTGAGGGATGCGGAAAAATTGAAGTTTCCGACACCTCAAGCATACGACCACAAGGACAAAGGGAACATGAGCAATCCATCAATTCAACGAAGAGCAGAAAAGAGCAAACAATTGAACCTTTCTATGGTCGCTCACCCGACTTCTGGGCAGTTGAACCCAACGTGGGTAGAGTGGTTAATGGGATGGCCTCTAGAGTGGACAGACTTAAAGCCATTGGAAATGGGCAAGTGCCCTTGTGCGCGGCTACCGCATGGCGAATCTTAAATGGATGAACTTGATAAACAAATTGAAGATTTGGAATGGAAATATGCAGAGTTGGCACTTAAACCTGAATGGATTGAATACATCAGAAATGAAGTAAAGATCAAACAAAGATTAGAAATATTTAAAGGTATGGGTGAAAGAGTTAAGAACAAAATGGAAATATTAAGGAGTAGAAATGACAGAAGATGAAATTATAGAAATAGCTAGAAAGGCTGGTTTTGTTGATTACGAATTGGATGACGGCACTACAAATGCGTTCGATAAACGCTACAAAACCTTTGCCAAACTGGTAGCAGAAAAAGCCATCAAAGAAGCCCTGGCACAGCCAGAGCAGGAGCCTGCGGTGGGTGAACAAGCGCCAGAAAACTCGTTACCAACTTGGTCAGAGTGCAATCTGATTATCGAGAACGATGAATTTCGCAAACGCGCAGAGGTTGGTTTAGAAGGTCAAGTGCTAGACACGCCAAGAACAACGCCAGAGCCAACAGCGTTGCATCGCTTTATCCATGAATATGACGATAGTGACCCATACCGTTCAGCTTGGTTTTTGCATCGACTTGAGTGTGTATTGAAAGAAGTTACCACCCCACCACAGCGCAAACCGCTTACGAATGAACAGTTAGCCAAACTTGGGATACCGCCATTTGGCATGGCTTACGAGCAAGCACGAGCCATCGAAGCCGCCCACGGCATTAAAGGATATTGAAATGTTGCGAGACAAAAACGGAACGCCATATCGTTTGGTGAAGGTTCCAATTTACGAACCAGTTTCTTGGCATAACTTCTATGAACATACGCCCGTAGATTTTTTTAAATATGGAGAATATCCACGGTTTATTCGACCTATTGGAGCGCATCAGCCAAAGTATGAAATCTGCAAAGAGCGAATTGAGGAGTAAGACATGACAACACAAACAAAAGCATTAAAAGAAGCGCATGATTTGTCGCTTGACGGGCGAGATTTTGCAGCGAGGCAAATTATTCTTGATGTCATCGCAAACTTGGAAAAAGAAGCCTTGGCAAAACCAGCACTAATGATTTATCGTGGAGAGCTTTGCTACAAGTCACAAGAGTACGATCAATCCTTTGGCATGTGGTGTCCTGTAACTCAAGATTTGCCTTTTCCAGAAGGCACAAAGTTCTACACCACCCCACCACAGCGTCAGACGCTAACAGATGAAATGGTGGTAACCGCTGCTCGAATGTTGAACGAGCGACAGGCTGATGCCTGTGGCGTGGATAGAGACGACCAATGGGCAATTTACAGCGACGACTTCAAGGCTGATGCACGAGCCATGTTAGATGCCGCACACGGAATTAAGGAGTAAGACATGGACAACGTAATTAAAAAAGAAGCTAGTCGTTTACTTAACAATATGAGCAGCATGGCTGGTTATCACGGTACGTGCAGCGCGGCAGTGGCTGATTACATTGCTGAAAACTACAGCATGACCGTGTTTTGTAACGGCTGTCTTCGCAACATTATTTTTACCCCTATTACTCAAAAACACTACAGCTTTAAAACGGAGGCCGCATGAACGACAGACAAAGACTTGAAGCAATCATCAAAGTGATTGGTCAATACTTGCCGCCTGATGGCATACCAATCAACGATGCAACGGAAGCCATGGAACAAGATGAGGAATAAGACATGAGCACTTGTTCAAACTGCGGAAAAGTAATGGGTCTTCACTCAAGCATATTGCAAGGGTGTATGTGTCAATACTCAATGCAAGCCCCACCACAGCGCAGATGGGTAGGGCTTACTCAAACGCAAGTTAAGTTGTTGTGGGAAGGCGTACAAGAAGAAGCCGTCAAGTCTGGTGACTCATTAAATTGGGTTTTCTACACGCACATTAACGAAGCCCTAAAGGAGAAGAACACATGATTATTGAGTGGCTATTTCTTATATTGGCTGTAAGTGGTGCAGGGTTGATATGGTGTCTGCCGTTTGTAATGTGGTTTATTTATTACTACGACACAAAAACAAACAAAACTTAAGGAGTAAGACATGAATAAAGAACAAGCATTTAGAATAATTAGAAATAATTTAGATAAAAGTTCAACTGCAAAGTGGAGATCTGTAGAAAAAGCAATAGATTATCTAGAACTTGAATATTTTGTAGATAAAGAGTTTGACAATACTTATTGCAAAAGGTTAGAAAGATTTCAAAGTCAAATGGAGGCAGTATTTAATGACTTTCATGGTTCACTTTGAAATTGAAATAACTCCAGTTGCAAAAGGTAGACCTCGTTATGCCAGGCGAGGTAACTTCGTCCAAACCTACACTCCTACAAAAACAAGGGAATATGAGGATGTTATTAGGGAAAACTCTAAGACTGCAATGGGATTGTCAGAACCTTTAGAAACCCCTATAAACGTCTTATTAATGTTTGGTATGCCAATACCAGCATCTACCCCTAAGAAAGCCTTGGAGGGTTATTTAAATGGGTCTGTGAGGCATATAAAAAAGCCTGATCTTGATAACCTGGCTAAAGCAGTACTTGATGCAATGAATGGTGTGGTTTATTTGGACGATAATCAAATTATTCGGTTAACCATTGAAAAAAAATATAGTAAACTACCATTTGTATCAATATCGATACGAGAAGATTTAGATTAGGAGTCCAATATGAATAGCAGCGGAAGAGAGCATCAAAAAAGAATTACTGTTTACATTGATGAGCACATAGATAAGATTAGAGACAGGGTCAAGAATGATACAGGTGTTACTATGACTTATAACCAAGCCTTTTACTTTTTGATTAACCATTATATTAAAACAACAAATATGCCACGGACTGTTTGGGCTGATGTTGCCAAGAAAAATGGATTCTGAGAAGACAAAAGGCGGTAAAAGAAAGGGTTCTGGGAGACCTTTTAAGGAAGATGAGAGAAGAATGTATATTCGGTTGAACGCTTTGCAAAAGAGAATCCTTTTGGATTTGACGGGTGAAAATGTTTGGCAAAGAGCGGTACAGAAATACTTGGATATGAACTTATGATAGAAAAGATTAGAAACGTAAATAGGAAGTTTTACAGGTGCAAGACCTGTGCAACTATTTTTAACGAACTAGGAGATAGCAATGAGCATCCATGCAGACCTTATATCAAAATCAATAACAAGCAATCGTTCGATCAAAGTGAGTCAGACAGACTTCGAGAATCACTTGAGAAACCTTTCAAACGATCTTATAACCTCGAAAGAACTGTTAAAAGGGTTAATTGAGTCAATGGATAAGAGAGATCCAGCATCTCTTGCAAATTTTATTAAGTTAACTAGAACATTCATGGAGAAATAAATGGGAAAAGGGTCATCAAGAAGGCCAAGAGAGGTAGATTTAGGCACATTTGAAAAGAACTGGGAGAACATTTTTGGACGAAACAATCGAAACAATCAACCCGAACCTGGCGATAGAGTACATAACGAAGAACGCACAGAGATACGCCATAGCGAAAGCTTCTCGGATCGAATCGGAAAATCTACTGAAGACAGTAAAAGCAATACTGATGAGCGAAGAGTCGGGAAGCGTAGCATCAAAGGAAGCATACGCCTACAGCCATGACAAGTACATTGAGGCTTGTGCAAAAATAAAAGAGTTTATGCAAGAGGAAGAGTATCTTAGGCATATGCTTGATGCAGCAAAGCTTCGAATTGATGTTTGGAAGGTAAACGAATATTGCAGACGAACAGAAATGAAGGTTGGAATATGAAGATATTAATTGAGTTAACTATGGACTCGGTAGCAATATCCTCGATATTGTTTTGTATTTACATAATGATCAAGTATTGTGAGTAAACCATGCCAAGACCTAAATCAGAACTCACAGGATCAAAAATAAACATTGGCCTACGAATGACCCCAGATCAGGCAGATATGTTCAAAGCAATGGGGGGTATAGATTGGTTAAGAAAATATCTTGACAGACAATTATTATCAGAAGAAATACAAATAAGACAAGAAAATGTATCGAGATCCAAACCTACTTAAACTCGCACAAGGTCAACCTTGCATACTTCAAGCCCTTGATAACTGCCTGGGTGAATCTGAAACAACAGTCGCAGCACATTCAAATCAACTCGTACATGGCAAAGGTAGAGGGCTCAAAGCAGAGGACTGCTATTCAATCTGGGCTTGTGCAAGATGTCACGGGTGGCTGGATCAGGGAAAGGGTTCAAAGATCGAGAAAAACGCCCATTTTGATGAGAGATGGCCTTACCAGGTGTACGAATGGAAGAAAATATATTTAGACCCTTTAAAAAAGGATTGGAAACGTGAAGCAACAGAGAAAGTACTGAAATATTTAGAAGTTTTCCCAGAATAAAAAAAGCCACCAAGGTTGCGCATTGTTAAGAGGCGTGGTGGCTGTGTTATATGTATTATATGGCTTTGCACACCTATATTTAAATCATTGTTGCGTTTAAAAAACAAGGGGGGGTGGATAGGGTAAAAATACATTTTTTTTCATTTTTTTTCAACGTAAGTGAGTGCTCACTTCGCTAAAATGTAAGTGAGTGCTCACTTCATTTGCAAAATTTAATAATTAAAATGCACTTAAAAATAGTGCTTTAAAACGCTCAGAATGCCCTAGAATCGCTTTAAATAGTTAACCTATACCTACCCCTATACTTTTAAAATAACGTCTCAAAAACCCTAGAATTTAATGCAATCGAAGTGAGCGCACACTTACAGAGTAAATTTAAAAAAAACGAGCAATTACGCTCGTTTAATTTAAACCCTAAAAAATTACATTAATACCCAGCAATCTACTATTTTACACATGCCTGTGCCGGGTGAGTTTAAATATTTGAAATAAATAAACTCATGGCCAATGTGGAAGACCTGAAATAATTTTCCTCGATCGTCGTTTAAGTCTACCCCTATCGAACCTTTTTTAATTTTATTCATAATAGTTCATCCCCTAAAATATCTAGATCAATAGCAATTGCCCATAGTTGACTGGTTGACAGATTTAAAAGTTCATCGATTGTAGCACTAGGATTTACTGTAGACTCTAGATCATAATTGTATGCATCGAATATTAAATTAATTAATTCTTTCTTATTCATAATGAACACCTTTAATTTGAACAAACCCGCCATTATCTCGCTTAGCTTTACCCTTGGCATATAGTGAAACGACAACATTTGATGGTTCGATATGTCTTAAATCCGTGTTATCTCCGTCTATCACCATAAAATTGTTAAAGCTTTTAGGAATATCTTCTTTGCGCATAAAAACGACCGATACCCTTTTATTATCTGGATTATTAAACCCTGCTTCAGTGATTTTCTTAGGTGTTATGCCACTAAAAGAGTAGGTAAGATCATAATTGTTTGCAGTTTTTCCTTCTAATTTTCTTTTCGGGTGCTTCGTATAGTCGTAAAAATCGATATGCGGGAAAACTTGAAAAATAGTTAACCCTGAATTTTCTATTTGAATATTTTCAAACAAGATATCGCTAGTTTTATTCAATCGAACCAAAGGGATTAATCTTAGTCGCAAAGCTTTCCTTTCAAGTGCCCATATATCAGCACACAATGAGAGCATAAAGCTTCTAATATTTTCCTTAAAAAAAAGTGTTTTTAATTTTCTTTGTGATTGTATTTTGTTGAAAGCGCCTCTCCCAGCAGTATACAAACACGCTTCTAAACAACCTGAAATAACGCTATACGGGCATAAATCGAGATCAGGTGTTAGATATACGATAGCGGTTAAATAACCCTTTTTCTCTCCTTTAATTGTTTTCGTTGAAGATGTACCTAGAATCGGTTTGTAAATAAGATTTAACTCTTTAATCAATTGAAGATATGGATTTTGCATGGATTGGACTCCTATAAATTGTGATAACAAAATAGTTACCCATTAAACCCCTATAAATAAGGGTTTAATAGTTAAGTATTCAGTAACCGCAATATTTAGCTCTAATCCACAAAATGCCAGCGCATCCAATAGCGACAACCAAACCAGAAACAATGAATAAATCCATGTAGATCATAATCAACCTCTTTGTGTAATCTAGTGCAATATCGCACTATGCATTAATTATATAGGAATAGTTAACCTTTTCAAGGGTTAGAGCATAAAAACTTCTATTGTCAAATGAATATTTTTTAATGTAATTGGACAATCTAATAGTCAAAGCCTATTTGAGCAGCAAAGTAGGTATTTAAAAAATTGAGTATTCCGCACAATAAATAAACCCTTTAGCATCATCCAATAGGTAGAGACATAATAAGCATAGATAGAGAATAACTATCAATAGTCTACTTATAATCAATAATAACTATTAAGAGAATAACGATCAATCATCGATCGCATAGTAAACCCTTGAGATTAGAGATTAGTAAACTCTTATGGCTCGGAACAATCAAACCCTTGAGCATTAGTATCCAATCTATAGAGAGAGAGAATACAAACTATTAAGATCTACTTATCTTCTAGTAAACCAATTCGATCTACTCTCATTCATTAAAAGAGACCAGGCCCCCTACAGTAAACTAACAACACTACCCCCACTAGGATTAGTCTAAGGGGGGTACTACTGGAAGGAAGGCTAAGAGGGGGGGCCCACTCCCCCATTCTCAAAATATATTCAGAACATTCAGGTTAACCAATCGTATATGGAATAGGGGATAAGTGGATTGTGTATAAAAATTTTTAATTGAAAAGTTTCTGGTAAACTGAAGAGAACTTATGGGGGTGGGATATGGAGATAGAGTGGAGCTTAGCGCATCCTTTGCATGATGTGGAGGATATAGTAGAGATGGCGGATGGATTTGGAGGGGAGGTGGATGGGATATTGACTACCAGTAAGGCTATCTTTAGAAAGAATGTAACGATGGCATCTGCGTATCAGCAGTTTGATCGGAGTAGGGAGTTTTTGGCGGTAGCGAGGCCTGCTGTTATGAGTGTGGAGTACGCTGATAAGCTGTTGGGGTTTTGTTGGTTTGACAGGGGTGGGTATACGACCTATTCAACTGAGGAGATATCTAATGCGAAGTTCCATCATGTTGATTTAGGACTTCCTGTTAAGACGAGGGTGAGACTGATCAATGCTATGATTGACCAACATATATTATGGGCGTATCAGAATGGTGTTCCTGTGGTTTGTAGTACATCTATACGAGGTGATCATAGGGGATTTATGAAGATCCATGAGAAGCGTGGGTTTACTGTTAACGGGAGTTATGGCTGGCTTAGAACAAAGGACGGACTCAATGGCATCAAAGGTATCAACCTTACCAACTAAGAAGAAACAGGCTGAATCTGTAGTAAACAAGGTAACGGAATATGGGGCTTTGTTTAACAAGTTGAATCAAGAGAGGATTGACAAGGGACAGGCTCCTTTGAAGACGGCAATGGAGATCTTGATAGAGGCTATGCAAAGTGATGAGTTGGATATGAAGGATAAGGCACGAATAGCGGATAAGATGGCTTCTTATGAATCTAGCAGAGCTCCTGTAATTACTGTAGACTATGTACAGAGCGTTGCCAGTAAAGAGGAGACTGATGCTGATGGTGCTCTGGATGCTTTTATGGAAACTCTGTCTAAGGTGAAATAATGCCATTAATCAAGTCTAAGTCTAAGGTTGCATTTGGAAAGAATGTGGCTAAAGAGCGTAAAGAAGGTAAGAAAGAATCCCAAGCTGTTGCGATTGCATACTCTATGAAAAGAGAGGCAGAGGCAAAGCGTAAACCTAAAGGAAAGAAATGAGCCACTATACTTCTGGCAACAATGCCCCCACACTCATGAAACAACACGCAGTAACCAAGGGTTTGGTTGACCATAGCGTTCACAGTAAAAAAGGTGGAGTTACTGACGTTACTATTAAGAAGGGTGGTACACATTACGCACCTGGTCATCAATCTGCGCCTAGTGCAGGTAATACCAGCGTAATACACGGTAGACACCAAAAGGTAGAAGTACATCAGCCAAAGGCTTATGACACAAAGTCTACCAATATTGCTTATATGAACTCTGATCGTACCAACTTTCTAAAGTGAGATAACTATGAACTACGGAAGAGTTATTAGCGGTGGCAAACAAATGTCTAAAGGCGTTGGAAAGCCTATCAACGATAAATTAGAGAGTTTTGCACAAGGTCATGCTCATGGTGAATCTATTGCCAAGCGTGCAGTAAAAGCCCTTGGACATGAAGACTTCTCTGATCAACACATCCAAAACATCAATGCAGGACGTAAAGGATCTAAGGTATCCTTCACAACAGCAAAAGATAAAGCGAGGTTACAACCAAAATGAGCCAACCTAGAGACAAAATAAATTCTTTCTTTGGCTCCCTTGGTGGATCAATTCCTCCTTCTGCTGAGAAACCTAAAAAATCTGTTGGTAATGACTTTGAAAATGTAAATGATGACTTTGAAAAAGCTTCTTCATTGGCTCATAAGTTAACCAAATCAGCTAAAGAACAACATGAACATCATGGTGCTTGTCATGCACACCACTGTGCTTCCTGGTTAGGAATGGGTAAAGGTGAAGATGAAAGAGTTGACGAGCACAAAGAATTAGCACATCACCATGCTGATAGAGCAAAAGAGAAGTACGAAGAAGAGATGGAAAAAGAGTAAGTTTAGATAAAGGAACTAGAAATGGCAGATTTATATGACGTAGATGCCCTAAAGGCAGACCTTCCCAATGCTAGAGATTTAGCTCAGTTTGTTTATGACAAGACTGGGTTATCGCTAGACCTTATTGGCAAACCTAAAGAAGAACAATATCTTGCAGCTAAGAACGCCTTAGAAGGTAAGAAGGTTCCTCAAGACTTTATTACGGAAGACAATCCTTATGTAGATAAGAAGGATTTAATCCCTATTGATGAGAAAAAGCCCTTCCCTCCTCCAAGAGGTGCTGATCTTCCCCCAGAAGATTCTCAGATTCATCATTTCAATGCTACGAATATGCCTCACCCTTTAGATCCACAATCGGATCGTAAGGTGCAGATTATGTTTCGTAAATACGATAATGGAATCATTACCTATCAGGTTATGGGGCCAACTGAGATGATTGCTGTTGGATCAAGGATTAACAAGTTTGGTCAAACAGTACCAGAGCGTTATTCCTGGTTAGACCCAAGAACAGAAGAGATTATCCTTAGAAGAGCAGATGGATCTCTTACTGAAAAAGGCAGGGGTTTATACACTTACTGTATCGGTGAGAAAGGCGCAAGTATCTGGCCTTTGATTGATAAAAACATTGTTTCAGTCTCTGCCAAAAACATTGCTGATCCTTGGGCGTAATGTCTAAAGAAGATTACGACAAAGACGATTTTAATATCCGTCTGCCTAATCAAGCAGAATTTTGTGCTCGTAAGGTTTTGGAATTCCTAAAGAAAGATATACACAATCTGTCTTCTTTAGATATCCATCTCCTTGCTATGAGCGCAAAGATCTTCCTTGATATCAGGGATAACTATGGCAAAAAGTGAAGCCAGTACCTATATACAACCACTCTACAAAACAAGGGCTTTAAAGCACCTGATCAACCTTGCTGGTGGTAAAAAGAAACTAAAAGACTTCACCCCAGAACAATTTGATGCTATGCGTATTGCTACCGACAAGATAGCGGAAGATATGCAATACAACCAATTGAAATGGTTCAAACCCTTTTCTTATCAAAATAGATTCTTTGAATTGGGTAAAAGGTTTACCAGAAGAGGGATGATCGCTGCAAACAGAAGTGGAAAAACGCTGGCTTCTACCTATGAGACTGCTTTTCATTTGACAGGAAAGTACCCTCCACATTGGAAAGGAAAAGTATATGAATCTCCCATCATTGCTATGTGCGCAGGTGAATCCTGGGAACAGGTGGCTAAGACTCTCCAAAGTAAACTCTTGGGTTGTGATGACATTAAACAAAGTTATCGCCTTGGTTCTGGTGCTATACCTAGAGAACTTATTGACTTTAAATCTATCCGTTCGGATGGTGCAAACGTGCTTGCAATGGAAGTTTGGCATATTACAGGCGGGAAGTCCAAACTTTACTTTTCAAACTACACACAACAAGTTAGACATTTACAAGGATTTGAGCTTGATCTCGTTGTTCTTGACGAGCAACCGCCAGATGAGACATTTTCCGAGCTTGTTGTCAGAACAGCATCAAGAAATGGACAAGTCATTTGCTCATTTACTCCGCTCAAAGGTATGTCAGGGTTGGTTCGTAAGTTCTGGGATCAAGTCGATGGCTATGCCCATGTCAGAGTCGGTTGGGACGATATACCCTTTACTAATGAGTGGGGTGAGCCCTTCTTTCCTCTTGAAGAAAGAGAACAGTTAGCCAGAGACTTTATGCCTTGGGAAAGAGAATGTCGTATGAACGGTGTTCCTTTAATGGGCAAAGGCGTAGTGTTTCCTTTATTGGAATGGCCTATCTACAAGTCTGATGAACATGATTTGAGAAATAACGATAAGTTAGAGAGATTAATTAGTTTTGACTTAGGAATTAAGAATGACCCAACCGTTATCTCGTTCTTTTTTAGAGACTCAATTAATGAAATTATCTATCTTCACAGGCAGATCACAATCCCTTCAGGGGAAACGCCTGACGAATATGTTCACTATTTACTTGATAAGGAATCCAAAGGCGTGCCCATTGCTTTACCGCATGATGCAGCAACAGCAGGTAGATACACGCTTACAGAGCAAAGTGTCAGGGAGGTATTTGAGGATTCGTATGGCCTTAACTGCATATCTGGCGCAATCCTCAATCCTGCGAACGATCAGGGAAAGGTAACTAACCACAAAGCCTACGGAATCAATATAATGAGGCTAATGATGGAGCGTAACACTTTACTGGTTAACGAATCCTGTAAATCGTTCTTGGATGAAGCCAGGAATTACGCTATCGATGAAATGGGCAGATTTAGTGATCCAGATGATCATATAGATTCAGCAAGAATAGGAATATTGGCGTTGATTCAAGGACATGGAGAATCCGTTGTTAGCAGAGCAAACACCTTTGCTAACCGTAGAATCCCTGTTGTTGAAGGCAAATTGCAACGAATCTAAAGGTTAACTATGTTATTCAAGCAAAATTTGGTAGTTGAAAATCTGGCATCTCCTTCTGGCAATCGTGGTATTGCAGAAAAAGTATGTCACGAAGCATATATGAAAATGGTTGACTACCTTCGCTTGACTCAAGCTAAGAATACCTACAACCGTTTTACGGATTACCATTATTTAAATATTCCAGTATCTGAATCTACAGAGCCAATCCGAGGGCTAGATTACATCCATCCAGTAGTAACTCCAGGTATCGATTACGCTACTGCGGTAATTACAAAGTGCTTAATGCCTGATGGAAAGGTTAACTTTGAGTTTGAAAGATTTGATGAATCTGACCAAGACGGTGCTGAACAAGCAACAGACATGGTTAAGTATTTCATTAATAACAAAAACAATGCGTATGCAGTTATTCGTGACTGGGCTCAAGATGCGTTGATGCACAAGAACGGTATTGTGATGGTGATGCCTGTTCGTGACACTATTACCCAATACAAAGAAGTAACTGGGACAAAAGATCAGTTAAAGGCTTTTGAATTACAGGCTGCTGAAAGTGGTTTGAAAACCCTTAGACAACAAATGCGTAAGGTTGATGTAAATTTACAACAAGCTATGCAAGAATCTATGCAACCAGGGGATGAGCAAGAGGAAGAGCAAGAATCAGCCCCAGGCGCAGAGTTGGAAGAAGCAATATCCAACAACACTATTTATCGTGCAAAGTACAAATGTACTGGTACACAAACCAATATTCGAATCAAGCATATTGCTCAACATTACTTCGTATGTAACCCAACAATCCCACAAATCATGTATCAGGATTTTGTAGGGTTTTACGAGCCAATGACTATCCATGAGGCAAAAGTTCAATATCCTTTTATTGACATGGAACAGTTTGCTGATCATGCTGCTTATGGCCCTGCGGGAGCTTATCAAGCAGGAGCATTGGAGAATGATTTAGCTCTACACGCAAGAGACTCTACGCCTGTTCCTGGACAGGGTGTTATTGCCTCACAAGGTGCTGATCGATATGCAAGGGTTGTTATGTTGACAACTGCTTGGCTTAGAAAAGATGTTGATGGAGACGGTGAAGAAGAGATTGTTGAGGTTTGCTATTCAGGCTCTTATATTTTGTACGTTAAGGAAGTTGACTTTATTCCTTTGGCAAATATGTGCCCTAAGCCTATTACTGGCAACTTCTTTGGCTATTCACTTGGAGAGCGGTTAGTACCGATTCAAGAATATGCAACATCGATTAGACGTGCTCAACTTAGCTTTGCAATGCAAGCCTCTACTCCTAGGATTGGGGTTAATCCTGAGTTTGTGGATGCTGAAGAGATTCAGCGAGGCGTTAGTGCTATGTTTGTACTTGATCGTAAGTTTGATCCTACTAAGCACGTTTTTGAGTTTGCACCTTTGCAAGGCAATTTGGCATACGTTGATTCTGCTATGGCTTCGCTTAAAGAAGACAATATGGCAATGATAGGAATGACCAATCCTGCTGATTCTCTAAATCCAGAGGTTATGAAGGATGGTAATTCAGGATTTAAGCTCCAAACTGCTATGGGGCCAAATCAACTTATCCAAGATGAGATGATTAAAAATTGTGCAATAGCACTACAAGATGTTATTCACCTTGTATGGCACACAATGATTCAGTATGCTGACGATTACTCTATCCAACAATTAGCTCACGTTTGCTCAGAAAAAGGTGGCCCTTTCTTGGATGCACAAGCAATGGCAAACTATCAATTCATTGACAGAAAAATGATCAACATTGATTTAGGTCTAGGGTTTATGTCTGACGAAAATAGGCTAACCAGACAACAACTAATCACTCAAGCTCAACAGCAGTTTGCACAAGTGGTCATGCAATTAAACCCTGAAATGCCTGAAATGTTTGCAAAAGCCAGAAGACCTTATGAAGATACTTTAAGAGTCTTGGGTGTTCGCCATGTAGATGCTTATTTGATAACAATGGATGAAGCAGTAAAACTAGCGCAAGCTAAATCCAAGCAACCTCCTCCTGCTGAAGAGCTTGTACACCAAAGTAAAGCAGCTCTTAACCAAGCTACTGTACAAGAAGTTCAAGCTAAAACTGCTAAATTAGCTAAAGAAACCCAACAATACGATGTTGACAATATGTTTGATGCTATGGCAGCTAAAAAAGGAAAGTTAACTGATGTGCGAGTAGATTAGGAGATTTATGAAGACTTTGATTGGAAATATAGTTGGTTACTTTAACCACAGAACTAGAGTAGAAGACACAGAAGCGGGAGCATCAGGACATAGGAAAACCTTAGTCTTTGAAAACGCTCAGGCCGCCAAAAGATTACTAGCCAACAATGATTTGGCTCTGTTGTTTAACCTTTATAGGTTTTACATCATGGACAGGATAGAAGATTGCAAGACGGACGAGGAAAGAGTTAACTACTCACACAACCTCATTGGAATTAGAGATTTCGTTACTTTTATAGAAAGAACGGAGTTTATGGAGCATCTTTCAGAGGTGAAAGTAGAAAGAGAACTGGAAAAGTCTAAGACTAAAGGTCTAAGCCTTCAAGAGGAATTGCAACAACTTAGGAAAATAGGATAAACTATGGAAAACGTAACCGAACAGGCCGTTTCGCAACAAACTGGAAGCCCAGAAGCACAAATTGCTGAGATGATTGCCGTTAACAGACGGAACAGTCCTCAAGTGATTGGCAGTAAAGAGCCTCCAGGTGGACAAGAGGAAGCGAAAGCTGAATCCCCACAGGCTACTCCCGAAGAGGAAGTTGAACCTGAAGAAGGTACGAGTGCGATAGAGGAAACTGTAAATGAAGAAGATGGAGAGTCCTCCGATGGAGCAAACGAACCAGTAAACTTCTTTGAATTTGCAGAGCAAAATCCTGACATGAAGTTAAGGATACCGAACAAAAACGCTGAGGGCGGGTTCGTTGAATTAACTGCAAAGAAGGCAGCTACTCTCCTTGGTCAAACAAGTGCTTTAGATGAAAACTCTAGACGTTTAAAAGCTGAAAAAGCTGATTTTGAAGAGTATGAGTCGAAAAGAAGGGCTGAACTAGACGGATTACAGATTGGCATTGAAATGACGTTAGTTCCACAGTTGCAATCAACTGCTGATGAGCTAATAACATTACAAGGCTATAACCAGCAATGGGTACAAATCCGTGACAAGGCTACAACTGAGTTAGAAAGATCTGAGGCAGAGGCGGCAATCCGTCAAAACACTCAGTTAATTCAGGAAAAGTCACAGTTTATCCAGACTAATCGTCCAAAGGTAGAACAATTTCTCAATGCTAGATCTTCGTTTGTAAAACAAACTTTAGAGAAAGCAAGACAAAGTTTTCAAGATAAAGAACTGGCAAACAGGGCTAATTTTGATGAACTAAGAGACAAACTATCTAAGGATTGGGGAAGTGCGAAGGCAACGCTTGTTCCTGGAGTACCAAATATTGATTTGATCTCTAGTGACGAATATTTGCTAGGTTTAATACGAGACGGAATGAAGTTTCGTGAAAAGCCTGTAGTTCGCAATGTAGGTGGATCTATTGCTGCCAGTATCAAATCTGGTGCAAAAGCTAAAACCTCACCTTCCACAGAGACTGAAAAGCTTCAACAAGCAGCAAACAGAGGCGATAAAAGCGCAGCTAGAGAACTTTTGGCAACAATGCTTGCAACTAACAAACAAAGGCGCAAGTAACCTTTTAGGAACTTAAAATCATGGCACAAATCACTTCTGCAAACCTGGGTAACGGTAATGGCCCATACCAAACCGACATCGTTGTTAAAGATATGGACTTGACAGTCTCTAACTATGTTAAAGACCGTACTCCTGTCACTAACATGGCTATGTCTAAAAAGCGCAAGATTAACTCTACGCTACACATCTGGCCTAATGACTATTTCCGTCAACCAACATTAAATGCAGCCTTAGAAGGCGCAGCAGTTACTTCAGCTTTGTCTGAGTCAAATACTCGTTCAAACATTGGTAACTACACACAGATCTTCACAACTGTTATTGGTGCAACTGGTACAGCTCGTGCAGTAGAGCAAGCTGGTGGCGATCCCCAAGCATATCAAGAAGTCAAGCAATTGACTGAGATCATGTTTGACGTTGAGCTTCAAATGGTTCGTGCTGACGGTGCTTCTATCAAGTATTCTGGTCAAGCGGCTACTCAAGGTGCATCACCCAACAACGGACGTAGATTTGGTTCACTCTTTGCGTTTGCAGGAACTCGTTCTGGCAATGACACAGACGGTACATCAGT